TGATGATATTTACAGCTAAAAATGAAAAATCGGATGAGCAAAATGTAGTGATCATCATCGAAGAAACTGAGGATTTTAGCGAAGTTGCCCGAAGAAACTTGAAAAATAGTGATAGGAAATCCACCTACGATACCCAGCCACCTACAGGACTGGCTTCATCGATTGAAGACGTACCACAAGTTTTTAGAGCATGCATCGAAGATTATGACAGGCTGGCTCAAGACTACCTGGAAGAAGCAAGAATTAATGACCTTCTAAGAAGTCAAAATGCGAATCTCTTAGAAGAAAATGGGCGTTTGCTTTATCAGGAAATGACTTTGGATTTCCGTCAGAATCCAAGAAAATGGAGGGCAAAGACATGAGTGTTAGTCGCAGTATGAATGAGTTAGAAATTCGTGTCTTAAACATGATCCTTAATTGCGCTACGTTCGACCTTCCAATTCAAGCAAGTGAAATACGATTAGAAACTGGACTCTCAAAACGTAAGTTAGAAGAAGTCATTGAAAGTCTTCGAGTTAATTTTAGACATCCAATTGTGGCTAAGAAGACGAAACCAAACGGATACTACTTACCACAGAGTGAGGAGGAGCGACAAGCTGGTCTAGCTCCCTATCGTAGACAAATCTTAACCGAGCAGAAGAACCTTGCTGCTGTTATGAACATCGATTTAGAAAGATACTGGAGGAATAGGGTATGAGTGAAGATTTTAGAATACTACCTCATGATCTAGTCGCAGAGCAGTCGGTTCTGGGGGCAGTCTTTATTTCACCGGAAACAATGACATCTCTAGCAGACGAATTGGTCCCTGATGATTTCTATAAACCAGCTAATAAAATTGTATTTAAGACCATGTTGTCATTACTTGAAAAGGGTGAGCCAATCGATGCTACCACTATGGTGTCAGCTCTTACCAATCAGGGTGATATCTCAAATATTGGGGGCATGACATATGTTGTAGAGTTGGTAAATTCAACACCAACTTCAAAAAATGTGGAGCATTATGCCAAACTGGTTAAAGAAAAGGCTATGCTTCGAAAGGTAATCGCTGACTTGTCAGAGTCTCTTTCTAGCGCATATCAAGGCGATGTATCAATCAGTGATATCATTGCTAAAACTGAAAAGTCTATGCTGGATATCAGTAATCAAAATGCAGGGACAGGATTTCGCAATGTGGCCGATATCCTTGATACACATATGCAGATAGTCGAGACTCGCTCACAGACAGATGGATTCGTAACTGGTCTATCTACTGGCTTTGTCGGATTGGATAAGATTACAACAGGCCTTCATAAAGGGAATCTTATCATCCTTGCTGCTCGTCCTGCTATGGGCAAGACGGCGCTAGCATTGAACATTGCAAAACATGTAGCTACGGTTGAAAGAAAGCCTGCCGTCATCTTCTCGCTTGAAATGGGAGCAGAGGAATTGATTGAGCGCATAGTGGCATCTGAGGGTATGATTCCAGGTTATCATTTGAAGACTGGGAATCTTAGTACCGATGAGTGGAAAAGACTTGTACATGCACAAAGCAATCTCTATGATGTGCCTATTTTCGTGGATGATACTGCTGGTATTCGGATTTCAGATATACGGTCAAAGGCTCGAAAGCTTTCTCAAGAAATGGGCGGTCTGGGCATTATCATCATTGACTACTTGCAGTTGATTACTGGTTCAAAGAGGGAGAATCGTCAGCAGATTGTTTCTGAAATTTCAAGGGAATTGAAGATACTAGCAAAGGATTTGAGGGTTCCTGTCATAGCCTTATCGCAGTTGAGTCGGTCGGTTGAGCAGAGACAGGACAAGCGCCCAATGCTATCAGATTTGCGAGAATCTGGTTCGATTGAGCAAGATGCAGACATTGTAGCTTTCTTGTATCGTGATGCCTACTACCAGAAAGAACATGCAGATAGTCAAGAAGCGAATAACGTGACCGAGCTGATCCTAGAAAAGAATCGACATGGTAATCTAGGAACAGTGAAGTTGTATTTTCACAAAGAGTACACAAAATTTTCAAGTGTGGAGGGGTAGAGAATGGCTGAGACTTATTTTAAAAATGAAGTTGAAAAGTTTCAATATTTTCAATTGCCTAAATGGCTCTTTAAGGAGCCTTATAAAAAATTATCAAACAACGCAAAAATAATGTACGCTTTGCTTTATAATCGTTTGGATTTATCTTTGGAGTCAAAGTGGCATGATCGAAATGGCAAGGTCTTTATGTATTTTACAACAGCTGAATTTTGCGAAGAGTTGGGTTGTTCTGAGAAGACAGTAACCAAGATTAAAAAGGAGCTTGTAACATCAGGTTTGCTGAAGGAAGAACGTCAAGGATTGACCAAGCCAAATCGCCTTTACATTCTTGGTCCAAAAATTGTCAAGCAAGAACCTCCTGAACTGGAAAAAATACCGCCCAGAACCGTAGAAAATACCTCTCTGGATACGCAAGAAGTACAAACAATAAAGACTGATATTATAAAGACTGATATAGATAATAATAAATTGTTGATTTGTAAAGAAGTTATTTCTTATCTCAATTTGAAAGCTAAGAAGAATTTCAAGGTTGACACTGCTAGTCATCAAAAATTTATCAAGGCAAGGCTAAAAGAGGGCTACGTCCTTGAAGATTTTAAAAAGGTTGTGGACATCATGGTAGCGAAGTGGAAAGGTACAGAGTATGAACAGTATCTGCAACCACAAACACTTTTTGGTAATAAGATGGACAATTATCTAAACCAACCTATGCCAAAAAAAGTTCACTCTTTTCAATCAGCAGTTGACGAAAGGCTAGGATTTTAAATGAAACAGTTTAAACAATTTAGAACTAGAACAGTTCTTGACGATGTCTGTGAAATCCATGGATGCCATCTTTGGTCTGTTAAGATTCCTATCAAGGGCAAGGTTGAGGAAATCAGTCAATGTCCTGAGTGTGAGAAAGAGAACATTCGACTCTTTGAAAAGCAGTTGAATATGGAATCCGAGGTTAAGAGTAAGCTTTCGGACACTTATGAGGTCTTTGCTCGCGATAGTATCGTTTCAACTAAGCTGGCCAGCAAGTCACTACATGACTATGAGATTCAGGTTGATATTGATGAAAAGGCTATGAATTTCGTGAAGCGATTGGAACGTGAGTATGCCAAAGGTATGGTTGGAAATGCCATCATCACAGGACCTTCTGGTGTTGGTAAGAGTCATTTGACCTATGGATTAGCTCGGTTTCTCAATGAGCAGTTCAAGTCTTATGATGAACCGAAAAGCGTGCTCTTTGTGTCAGTAGTGACTTTGTTTGACAAAATTCGTGAGAGCTTTGAGTATGACAATGGGTATTCAGAAGCGAAGATGGTCAAGCTATTGTCTGAGGTTGATTTTCTTTTCTTGGATGATCTTGGGAAAGAGAGTCGTAAGGCTGATACAAAGCGGAACGAGTGGGCACATCAGATATTGTTCAAGATCCTGGATAATCGGACGAATACGATTATCAATACAAATCTGTCTAGTGAAGAGATTAAAGAACTTTACTCGGACGATTTCGGGAATGGTGCTTTATCAAGTCGAATTTTCGAAGGAGCAACTGGAAGGTGCTTTGTGTATCCGTCAGGGATGAAGGATAGGAGGTATTGATGTTAAATCTCTACTTTATTTACAACGGACACCGCAAGATACTCATTGGGAGTTTTGGGCACATACATAGCGCAATCAATGAATTAAAGCAACATCAAGCCAGCTACTCTGCTGTTAACAATCCACGCTTTCGGAAAAGCATGAGTGGTGAGAACATCAGGATTGACTACGGAGCAGTTGATTGCTACTACTTGATTACGAAGAAAAGAGAGGAAAAATAAGATGAATACAAAAATGAATTTGGAAGAAAAAGTTCAACAGTGGTTTGTTGACAGAAATCTACATGAAGCAAATCCTGTCAAACAGTTCTTGAAGTTGATGGAAGAATCAGGAGAACTGTTTGAAGGTATCGCAAAAGATAAATCTGAACTGATCTATGATGCAATTGGTGATATCCAGGTAGTAATGATTGGACTTGAGCAACAGATCAAGAACGGTGCTCAGATTTCGGCTAATCAACAGGAACTTGAATTGCTGCTGATGGTTTCCAGTCTGGGTAATATCGCTCAGAAGCTATACGCCCATATCTGTCATAACGAGACACAGATTCCTTTAATCAAATCAGACTTGATGTTTCTTGACAGTGTGGTTAGTACAGTTTCATTTTGTAATGGAACTACAGCTGAAAGTTGCTTAGAAGAAGCTTATAAGGTCATCAAAGACCGCAAAGGTAAGATGATTGACGGGGTGTTTGTAAAAGAGGAGGATTTACCAGATGATTCCAAGATTTAGAGTATGGGACAAGCACAGACAAAAGATGTTTGCTAATGACGAATTGATTATCTGGAATGGCAATGTCTATGCGAATGATAGCAAAAAGCTTACCTGCAACAATTTAAAAGGATGGTCGATTGATGATGAATACTTCATGCAATCAACAGGATTGTTTGACAAAACTAACACAGAAATCTTCGAGGGGGACATCGTTCGGGTTCTTGATAGCACTTATACTGTTTTTTACGATAATGAGAGAGGAAGTTATCGTTTGAAACCACACGATGACCGCTGGAATGTTGATTATATGTCTAATTTTTCCCACGGAGGAAATTTTGAAGTTGTCGGAAATATTTACGAAAACAAGGAGTATTTATGATTATTATTAACACAAATCCTAAAAATCCACTTTTGCAAAAGGTGAAAGAGGAGCTTGATTTTTTAGGAGTTAAATACGAAATCAAAAAATCATGGACAGATGAACTTATCAAGCAATGCTTTATCAATAATTTTGAATTTTGTTCTGGTCATTATATGGGCCAAATCAGAAAGTTGAATTTTAACCAGGCTTTAGAACTGACACAACAAAACCCTAAAATGTTGAGAAAATTTATTGTCATAAACGGAAATAAAGCAATTGCAGATTTTCCTAAAACTGGTCTTATCAGAAAACAGTTGAAAGGTTTATTAAAATGAGCGATGCGAAAAGATTTTATGAACACATAAGAAAACAATTGGTCTATGTTCCGAACACATCAATTGCCGAAAGATTAAAAAAACATATTTTAGCACATCCAAATTTTAACAGTAGCAGAAATTTCTTGGACTTAGTTGTAGCTAATTATTGCACTAACAGAAAAAGAAATGAGTTACCTAGTGCTGAAGTGATCAGCTGGTTAAGTAAATTTCTAGATGTAAATTATAAAAAATTGGAAAGTCTAAGAGGTGGAATAAATGGCCAAAATTAGATTACAAAATCCGTACATGGATGAAACTATCGAAGTAAAAGAGAGTCTTGATTACATACGTTATAAATTAAAAGATTTAAATTATGGAAATATAGGTTATATACAACTATATCAAATCGAACCTGAAGAAAGACTTATCACTATCAGTCCCAAAAACTTCGCAAAGGTTGATTTTTACAAAGATGAGGAGGATAAATAATGAACCTAGAACAAATTGACAACGTAAACAAACCAAATCACTACCAAGGTAGGTTTGGTATGGAGTCCATCGATGCTTTAAGAAATTTCATGACACCAGAACAGCTGAAAGGTTTCTACTTAGGGAATAGTTTGAAGTATTTACTACGTCATCAAAAGAAGAACGGTCTTGAGGATTTAAAAAAAGCACGTAAGAATCTTGACTGGTTGATTGATGAAGTAGAAAAGGAGTTAAACAATGATCAATAATGTTGTTTTGGTAGGTCGATTGACTCGTGACCCTGAGTTGCGATACACACCATCAAACGTGGCTGTTGCGACTTTCAGTTTGGCAGTGAATCGCAATTTTAAGAATCAGGCAGGTGATCGTGAAGCCGATTTTATCAGTTGCATCATGTGGCGTCAGCAAGCTGAAAACTTTGTAAATTGGCTTAAAAAGGGTGCTCTTGTAGGGATTACAGGTCGCATTCAGACTCGTAGCTACGATAACCAGCAAGGACAACGTGTCTATGTGACTGAAGTTGTAGCTGAAAGTTTTCAGCTTTTGGAAAAACGAGATAAGACTGCGGACCATTCGAGCATGGAAAATCAGATGCCACCAAGTTTCGGAGCCAGTGATCCGATGGATATTCCAGATGATGGATTGCCATTTTAGGGAGGTGGAGTGATGGAATCATTTGCACACTATTTTAACAAACACATTGCTAAAAAAATCGAATTAGATGATATCACAATTATTGACTATTATAGTCCAGAATATAATCGAATGTATAATCTAAGATATATTTTCGATAAGAAAAATTCATCATTAGCTATCACAGGGGATTTTGGAGAGCTGGTTGCAGTAAATTTTAACAATATGGGTAATTGGGAAGATTTCTATAAGGATTTCACAAATAACCCTGGATATTTTATCGAAAAAATCAAAGCATCTAGTCGAAATCTTTTTGTTTATGATGAAGATGAAGCTAAAAAAATTATTCTTGAGTGTTTCTTTGATAATAAGCGATATGAAGACTTAGACGAAGATGATCAATATTATTTTGATGAACTATTTGAATATTTCAATGATAGTCATGGATTCCAACACATTACTGATACTGTTCGAGAATTCCTGAGTGAACAAGATTCAGAATACTATGAGATTCTTGAAATCGCTGGTAAAAAAGTGTCTGAAATAGTATTTCTATATTTGGATGCTTATAAAAGAGCGTATGAATCAATAAAAAATGAGGAGGTGGAGTGATGGTACAAACACTTGAACAAGCAATAAAAACTGAAAATAAACGCATAAAAATCCCTGCGAAAATCAGACCGTTTGATGTAGGTTATCGAATAGTAAACAAAAACGGCCAAGCGCTAGCTTTAAGAAATGGGGCAAGTATATTCGCTTTACCCTCGCTTGCTGAAAAAGCGATAAAGAAAGAGTTTGGGAAAAATGATCCAGACTTTGATATTGAAAAGCATTCTGTTGAAGAGGTTGCTATTATCAATTTAAGTAAACTTCATAGCTACTTCGAGGAGGTGGAGTGATGAATAATGAGGTCTTTGAAGAATTGAAAAAGCTTATGAGTTATTTTCCTGACTCATTTATAAACAGACAATTAGAACTTATTCTCATCCCAAAAACAAACACATACTTTTCTTTAAGAGATTGCTTGACAAAGAATGATGTCATTTCAAAGGTACTAATGTGGTGCACCAGGGATATAGCTAAAGGCAAGCCTTATCAACACCGAAAACGAAATATCGACTTTTATGTGGATAATCGTGACCGCTTGGAAAAATATTTAGGTGCAGATATCAATGTAGATGTGGTTTATCATCGTCTAGGAAATGGAATTAACAAAGAACTCACATACAGATTTATTGAGAGCGGTTTTGATATGAATTTACTTTATAAGGAGGTAACGGAATGAAACGTTTTATCGCAATCTGGATTTTATTGTCTGCTGGATTAAATATTTGGCAGAGTATCCAGATTAAGAAATCAGAAGAAAATCGCCCGATGATCGTCTATAAAGCTGACAATCAAGGAGCAGAAATCAAAGGTAGAGTCGTCCATAAAGAAAAAATAGGCGACCTGCACACAATCACAATACAGAACTACGGCATTTTCGTAGTATCGCAAGACAACTACGAATTTTTGAAAATCGGAGATGAGGTGAGATTGTAATGACAAAGTACAAAAAACTAACTTACATCATCATTCAGGAAGCAATGGCAGGCTACATTCATGAAAGCTAATACCAGGAAATGGAGAGCAAGATGAATAAAAGGATTAAGAAGAAGAAAGCTAAGCAACTTGCTCAGAAGAAACAACTAGAATTAGAAAATAAGCTTATAAAGTTAAGTCAGGAAGAAATTGAAGTTTTATCTAGAATGATTAAGCAGATAGTTTCTGACATCAGTAAGGCTTTTTCCAAAATGTTCGATAGCTTATTTAATTATTTAGAAAATTCGGAGGTAAAATTTGAAGAAATTGAGCGACGAAGACCTCAAAACATTAGACAGAGAACTTTTCAAATTCCAAAACATTCAACGTACAATAGATTTGAGAAGGCTAGAATTAGAAACTCGAAACCCAGATGCTCAGAGTGGTCCTATCGTAGGAATAAGCAAACCTACCGAAACTATCGCAATCAGAATCGCAGATGATCCAACCTTGAAATTTCTCGAAGGGTTCAAAGCTATTATTAACAAACTCCTGATCAATCTAGTTGATGAAGATAAGGAAATCTTTAATCTGCGCTGGAGATATCCTCAACTGAGATGGGAAGAAATAGCAGAACAGAAATTCATGAGCAAAGCTACAATCTATCGACGTAGAAGGATTATTCTAGAGCAGTACGCTATACTGAAAGGTGAGTTGTAAATAAGATTGAGACAAAAGACATCTTGAAGTCTCACAAAAAAAGGTTTATCATGATAGCATGAACTTCTGAAACAAAAACACATATCACACTTGAGGAGCCATCCTTAATTCTAGTCAAAAAGTTGTCCAACAGAAGCATCATTAAGAGTCAGCAAATGCTGGCTTTTTGTTTTGGGAAAGGAGGTAGAATATGGAATTTGTATCACCGATAAAAGATAATGACGACATTCAGGCAATGAAAGATTATCTCAAGGAGTGGAATGAGATGTATTATATGCTATTCATTACAGGCCTGAATACTGGTTTGCGAGTCGGAGATATACTTACCTTGAAAGTTAAAGATGTTCAAGGTTGGCACATCAAATTGAGAGAACGGAAGACTGGCAAGCAGATAACAAGACGGATGACAAAAGAACTCAAGAAAGAAATGAGGAGATATGTTGAGGGTAAACCATTTCATCATTTCTTATTCAAGAGTAGGCAAGGTCAGAATAAAGCGATCACTCGTGAGCGAGCCTATCAAATCATACATGAAGCAGCTGAAGAACTTGGCATTGATAATGTTGGCACACATACAATGCGCAAGACATTCGGCTATAAATATTACAACAAGACAAAAGACGTAGGGACATTACAGAAAATGTTCAATCACTCATCACCAGCAATAACTCTTAGATACATAGGGATTGAGCAAGCAGAGCTTGATGATGCGCTACGGAACTTTGTCATTTAATTTTTTTAGATATCACTTTCACATAATGAGTTAAGCATAAACTGAAAAAATCAAAGGCACGAAAAGCTAGAAGCTGTAAGGATTTGAGAATTAAGGGGAGTTTAACAAAATATAAGATATGTGAAGCTGAGAGAGAAAAACGAAGTATAAAGAGGTAACAGAATGGATACAAAATTTAGAGCATGGGACGAAGAAAAACGAAAAATGTTTTACAGGGTCGTGGTAGGCAATTGCGACCAAAACGATGAAAACCGTAATTGTCCATTAGTCTACTATGAGGGCAGTGGATGGAAGCACTTTGAAGATTTGAAATACATCACTCAATCAACACGCACTTATGACAAAGAAGGCAGAGAAATTTTTGTAGGGGACGTTCTTCAAATTGATTTTGTAAAAGCTATTGTACGCTTTGGGAAATATCGCTACTATGAAGAAAAGAAAGTACTCTCTGGAAATGGTTTCTATCTTGAATGTCTAAATGTCGCGGACCCAGATTGTATTTCACCCTATGAGCCGGATGTATTAGATAAAGCTGAAATCATTGGAAACATTTTTGAGAATCCAACACTAGAATATCATTTTATAGGATTGAGACCAAAATAAAATTGAGACAAAAGACATCTTGAAGTCTCACGAAAAAGAGTTTATTATGGTAGCATAGATTTCTTGTATGAGAGGGGATAGGTCACTGACCTGTCCCTTTTAGTATTGAGAAAGGAGGTTTGAGATGTATAACAAACCTATCAGACCGACCTTGAAGTCTAAGAAGTGGGAGAAGTTCCGTGACAAGATAATGCGTAAGTACGATTATCTTTGTCAAGAAAGTTTGAGATATGGGATTTCAGTAGCAGCTGAAATGGTACATCATATCTTTCCTGTATCTAAATATCCTGAACTTGAATTCGTAGAGTGGAACTGTTTGCCACTAACAAATAAAAAACACAATACGTTTCATGATAGGGTAAACGACAAAGTGATCAATCAAGGATTATTTTGGCAGAGAAAACGAAAAAAAGAATTTGAGGAATTTTATGGATACCCCCCACCTCTTTAAAAATTATTTTTGGGCGATTGGGTACCGGTGAAGGGAACTTTTTCCAAGTCGGGGGCCTTCAAACAAAAAGGGGGTAAAAACTAAGCGATTTTGACGAAAGGAGGTAGTTTTTGGCTAAACCAATTACAGCGAAGTCGATTAAGTCAAAAGTGGTCAAGCAGATGAAAGACTTGGGCACTTATCGTAAAGAGTTCGAAATGATCATTGACATTTTTGCTGGTATGCTATATCAGTATCAGAAACTTGCTCAAGATTATGCTGACATGGGTTATCCAGTAACAGACACCTACGTCAATAAGGCTGGTGCAGAGAATGAGCGCAAAGTTCCAATCTTGACAGCGATGGAAATTTTGAGGAAAGACATCCTCAGCTACTCTAATCAGTTGATGATGAATCCTAAGTCGCTCGGTGAGGTAGTAGAACAAGAAGGTGATTCAGTTCTTACTGAGGTCCTGAAGTTTAAGAATGAACTGAAAAAGAAGCGAGTGAAAGATGGATAAAGACTTTGAAAAACGTTTTGCCGATTTTCGCCACGCTACAACCAATCTTGGAAAAGCTAAAGCCTATGTTGATTATGTCCTGAGCTATCAAGAGGAACATAACGAAGAACGGATTTTGGCTGCTGAACGCTTTTTGAGGGATTTGGAAAATCCAGCATATGAGCTTGATGAGGATATAGTGGATTTTGCCGTTCACTTCATTGAGAACTCAATTGTTCATCAGCAAGGAGATGACATGTTTGCCATGTCTATCCGTAACAAGCCTTTGATTTTGCAACCGTGGCAACATTTCACGGTTGTCAATCTCTTTGGGTTCTATCACGCTGGTACGAACGAGCGTAGGTTCAAAGAAGCCTTGATAATGCTGGCACGGAAAAACGGCAAGACCAGTTTTACTGCTGCTATTGCTTTGCTTTATCAGATTTTGGATGCCGATAGTGGCTCAAAATGCTATATCGTGGCCAACTCTGTCAAGCAAGCGCTGGAAGCTTTTAATTTCATCAAGTTCAACGTGGAACGATGGAATGAGAAATCTATCCGTATCAAGGACAATAACCAAGAACATTCTATCACAGCTAATTTTGGAGATGATGGGTCATTCTATATTCAGGCCTTGGCCAATGATGAGAGCCGTTTGGACTCTCTCAATGGCAATGTCACGGTCATCGATGAAGCTCACACGATGAGGAATAGTAAGAAGTATGGTCTTATGAAGAAAACAATGTCAGCATACCGAAACAGTATGCTTTTTGTTATCTCAACGGCTGGTGATATTCCTACTGGATTTCTTGCTAACCGCTTGAAATACTGTCAGAAAGTTCTCAAGCAGTTGGTACAGGATGAGGCTTTATTTATCTTTATTTGTAAAGCCAATCAGACAACTGATGGCGATGTTGGTGACTATCTTGATGATAATGTTTTGAAGATGGCAAATCCGTCTTGGGGGGTCACGGTGTCCATGCCTGCTTTGAGAGCTGAAGCAGAGCAGGCTATGAATGATCCACAGACAAGAAATGAGTTTTTCAACAAGACTTTGAATGTCTTTACAAACTCAATGAACGCTTATTTCAATCCTGATGAATTTATTGCTTCAGACAGTTGTTACGATTGGACTTTGGAAGAACTGGCACGCTTGCCTATTCAGTGGTATGGTGGAGCTGACTTGTCAAGGTTGCATGACTTGACCGCGGCGGCTCTTTATGGTGTCTATCATGACGGCGAGAAAGTTGTTGATATCTGTATCACACATGCTTTCTTTCCTCGTGTAAATGCTCAGAAGAAAGCCAATGATGATGGCATCCCACTATTTGGATGGCAATCAGATGGATGGCTGACAATGAGCAATACTCCGACCGTTCTCTATGATGATATTGTTAAATGGTTCATCAAGATGAGGGAGAAAGGGTTCAAGATTGCTGCTGTCGGTATG